ATTATCAGCATCTCTACCTACAACTAAACTAGTATTTAATATTGATGTTATAGTTGTTTGTGCAGGCGTAATTTCCACATCGTTTGTATTAACAGTTATACCGTTTCCAGCACCAACAGCTAAAGTAACATCACCTGAGTCAGCTCCACCAGTTAAACCATTACCATCTTGAACAGATGTTATATCCCCTACAGAAGAGCTTAGTGTTATAAAATCACTACCGTTCCAATATTTAACTACATCACTAGTAGTATTATAATGTATTCTACCTTGGTCTGTTGCAACTAATCCACTTGGATCACTGCTAAGAGGGTGTAAAATAATATTTTGTAATTCAGCGCCTTCAAGGCTTACGTTTTGTAAAAATTTAATTGCCATTTTATTTTATTTTTAATTCATATATGCTTTACCACTAAAAGCTCCTCTAAAATCTAAGGTTAATTGATTTAGAGAGTTATGAGTTACTTGTCCTATAACCCAACATCCTGCAGAATCAATAACTTGAATAGATGGATATTTATTTAAGTTATGAGTAATTACCCACTGTGCTGAAGCTACGTCTTGTTGGTGTGTGTATGTTTTATCATGGGCATTAGTACTAAAACTAACTTTACCATTATCATCAACAACAACAACTTTAGTATCTGTTGATTCTACTAAAGATTCTAAAAATACATCGTTTCTAAAACGTGATATTAAATCTTTAATATTTTGTCCTTTGTACTTAGGCATAGTCTATATATGTTATGGTCACTTCTTCTCCTTGATCTATCGCCTTTGCAATAGCTGGATAAATCCTCTTATATGCGTTAACGCTCTTACCAACGAACCCATCGCGGAGAATAAGATTGTTTTCCTGACTGTCTCCAACGATAAGACAGCCAGCAGTATGCTCGTCAGTGTTTCCAGTATGAATAAGAATATACTCAAACCCAGGAACATCAACGACATGAAGCATACCACGGTGTATACCAGGATATTTTTTATCGTATCTAGCATGAAATCCTCCTTCTTTTCTTAATTCTATTTTATACGTTCCTGCAGGTATTCTAGTTTCACCCTTTACCTTTAGAACTCTGTGTTCATCTTCTAGTGTATAACACAAAAATCTTTTACCAATATCAGTACACTCAAATAAAAGCCCGTGTGTACAATCTACTTGAGAACTTGTTCTTAATACTTCTAACTTCATTCTATAATTAGTTTTGTTGTTATAGTTAAGCTTTCCTTAGAAATCTTAATTAAGTATACGCCTTTATTTAGTTCTATCCTAGAAACTTTAAAACTATTTAAAATAAGTCTACCTACTATATCATATACCTCAACATCTACTTCAGATTTAAAGTTTACTAAACCAGTAGAAGGATTAGGGTATGGTAGCATTCCAGCTCTTTCAAACATTGCTATACCTGTAGGCCCTGTCCAACCATCTTGACAATACGCATACATATCTTCACAAGTAGCATCCCATGTAGTATTACAGCAGTATGGGTCTATTTCTATTACCCAGCTAAAACACTCATTAGGAATGTAATATACATCCCCAGAGTTACAACCAGCAGAGTAATAGCAACTAGAGTCTGATACGTTAGCTTCGATGTTGTAATTAACAGCGGTCGCATCAGTGCAACCAAGCAAAGGATAAATACAACTACCATTGTCAGTATTTGCATTATCGTCATAATTAAGCCCAGTGCTGTCTGTACATCCATAATAAAAAGGTATGCAACTTCCGTTGTCTGTATTTGCATTTGATTCATAATTCCACATTGTATTATCTATGCATCCAAATACTACAGGTACACAACTGCCATCATCACTATTAGCTAGTAGATTATAGTTAAAGGCTGTACCGTCAGTACAACCCCAAACGACTGGTATGCATGAGCCATCGTCTGTATTCGCTAGTGAATCATAATTTAATGCTGTAGCGTCTGTGCACCCATACATAAAAGGTAGACAGCTCTCATTATCAACATTAGCATTTATATTATAGTTATAAGCTGTACTATCTGTACATCCTTCTACGATAGCAATACAAGAGTTAGGTAACTCAGTATTAGCCAATGGATCGTAATTAAGTGCAGTAGAGTCCATACACCCGTATGCAAGTAACGTAGCACATGAACCATCGTTGTAATCATATAAAGCATTATACTCGACATAAAGCGGATTAGTACACCCTGGATTATAGTAACAAGTTCCATCATCTGTATTTACTGTATCGTTATAATTGATTGCAAGTTCGTCTATACAACCATATGTTCTTTCTATACACTCATCACCACAGTAAGGCATTCCGCTAACTATTATAAAAGGAACTAAAGGAGTAGCAAAACCTCCTGGTGCGTTAATAGCTACATGTTCATCAGAATATAGGCTATAACCACATTGTACGGATGTAAACTGTGATTGTTGTGTTGTATTAAATTTAATTTGTACTGGCTCTGTTATACTTAGTTCAAATGTAAACGTAGTATCAAAACCATCTTCAAGTGTAAATATACCTAAAAAGTTGTTACCTTGAAACACTTGCAAATATGCTCCAGCCCAACCGTTACCGGCTAAATCTGTAAGCTCTAGTGTATGCATACAACTATCTATTAGTATATCTGTATTAGCTGAGTCTACATAATTAAATGCTGTAGAATCATTACACCCGTACACTTTTGGAGTGTAACAGTTACCCGTGTCTACTGTTGCTATTGGTAAAAACTCTACAAAGCTTTCATCCATGCAACCATATACGGGTGGAGGCGGTGCGCAGTCTTCTATTGTAAATCCATGATAAGCGTAGTTACCAAAGTTAGCTGAGTCCATTTCAACTATTGTATCATTACATCTTACTATGTAGTACGAACCATCTTGCCCACCCCATAGACTTCCTGCAACACCATCGCCATACGAATCATATATATCAAAATAGTATTCACCATTAGGCACACAAAGTTGTGTAACTTGAGGTGAATAGTCTATTATATCAGTGTACGGTCCCCCAGTAACTATAGTATCTAAATCAGAATCTAGTAAAGCCCAAGAAGTTTCCTGCGGGTACTGATCTGGGTTAATTATAATATCTAGATATGTTCCGTTAGGACATTGACCAAATGCTGTAGCTATTGTAAAAACAATAACCATTATAAAAGCGTATAAAAATTTAGTAAACCTATTCATCAAAACTTACTCATTATTAGTTCATCAATATAATCTTGTACTTCCTGCTTCGTAGCAACCATCTTAAAACTAAGGTCTGCCTGAAAGCGTTTTACTTCTTCACCGTCATCAAATATGATAATAGTAGGAACAACTGCTATTTTAAATCTTGTTTGGTTATCATTACCATCTATCAGAAGAGTTTGTCTATCACACTCTTTTAGCTTTGAAAACCACTCTACATCATTTGCATTATTAAATCCTGCATTGAAATGTATAGCTTTTACTTGAGCAGCAACTGGATTAGCTAGAGCTAGTATTAGTAATAATACTATATAAGCTGCAAGCATTTTCCAAACTGGATCTTTCATTATCTTTTATCTAATTTATCCTCAATCCTTTTGATTGATTCTTTTAGTTCTTTAACGTCTTCTTGTGTAGTCATGATAGTCTGACGTACAAGTTGATCTTTCATATCAAACTCCATACGAGTTATCTCTGGGTCTGTAGGAGCAGGTAATTCTTTAGCTTCTGCTATGTCAGCTTGTAAAGCAAACCACATGCCTACTACTGTCGTTATTGCAAACCCTATACCTATTAACGTTTGTATACTAATATTAAAACTTGTGTTTTCGCTTAATTCTTTTGCCATTTTTTAAAATATTATGTAGTTGACTCCAAACTTAAAGTCATACCATTCTCTGTTCCAGTATTTATTATATTTTCCTTCTATAAATGTTCCTAGGTTTCTGTTTATCTTATATCCAAATATTAGTCCTCCTGAGTAATCATACCACTGCTCACCATCGTTAAAGTTGTGATAAGAATACTCTAACCCTTGGTCGTAGTGATAAGGCATTAAGTTACCCCAACTATGTACCCAAAAGTTTTTCTTGTAGTGATAGAAATCAAATCCTACTACTAACGAATGCTGCCACTGGTTAGGTAGCGCATCTCTTTTTTCTTGTACGTAATCTCTAAGTACATTTGGTATTACTACCTCATTCCATACTTCAGGATTTGTAGCTACTACTTCTCCTTCAGGATCTTTATACTCAGATTCATATACATCTACACTGTATCCTTCTTCAATAGCCAAACAAGTATAGTGTACATGTCCTGTAGCTAATCTCCACTCTTCTAATGGATCATAACCATAAGGCTCTGCTATACGTTGTACTGCACCTATATTAAAAGATAGACTGCTTTTAGAGTTTATTCTAAACCTTTGTGTAGTTTCGTAATACTCTATATCTGCAAAGCCGTCTCTAACAAACTCTGCCTTTGCTAACCATAGAGGATTTACATATCTTATAAAATGCTGCTGGTCAAAATACTCTATACCTTCTTGTCTTTTGTATTCTACTTCAAACAAATACTCAAAAGGAGCTCTCCCTACATTTGCAGCATCTCCATATGCAGATTCTGTTCCATCTTTAAATGGAGATGTACCTTCATATTGAAACCTTTGTATCTTACGTATGCCTAACGCTAAATTGTAATCATAAGGAGTCTCAACTACTTCTGTATTTAATATACCTCCGTCTACAGAAAAAACATCTTGGTTAGCCAAAGATGTTCCTCCGTTTACAGCAGCATAAAAAGTAGAAAACTTAAAAGCTTTCTTAAGCTGAGCGTTAACTGTATTTGCAAAAAACGCTAAAAATAAAAATATAAATATTCTTATTTTCATTTTACCCCTTTGTCCAGTATCCGTATTCTAATATACAACTAGCTGTGTCTGCTTGAACTTCTAGTCCTACTGCACCCTTAACTGGTAAAAATACAAACTCTTTTGGTCCTAAATCTAAAAACGCAGTACCGTCATCTATCTTAACTGTTATAATATTAGTAGCATCTATGTTCTTAAGATACACATATGTTATAGCAGTATTGTCTGCAGCAGTAAGTATATTTGTTGCAGCTGTATGTAAAATACTTTGTCTTGCTAAACTTACTGCAGGGTTTGTTACTATTAGAGAATCAGAAACGTTTAAGTTTAAAGAGTCACTAGATACCCCCCTGCTAGAAAGTGTTAATTTTGCTGTTAATGTTGCCATTATTCAATAATTTTATCAATGTTAATAATTTGTTGTCCAGTAAGAGTCTCTGGTAAAGAGTCTTCTGGTATAGCGTGTAATTGAATCTCTACTTCCTCAGACAACAAACTATTAACCTCATCTATTTGCTTTTGACGAGCTTTAATAATTTTATCGTTATCCTTCTCAAGTTTCTTTAGCTTCTTTTCATCTACGCCTGAATCTTTAAGCTCATTAAACTTTCTAGATAGTTCTACAAAGTCTTCGTGAGGCTGGCTAAAAGTTTCTATGTCTTTTAGTTCTTCTTCAATAATTCTAAGATTCTTAGCAACTGCTAATCCAAATTTAACTCCTGGAAGAGATTTAACTTCATTAAGTCCGTTAAATAAATTAACAAACTCTCCATTTTTCATTTTTACTTTTTTCATTTTGTCTATATAATTAATTGGTTAATGTTATGCGAGTCTTATCCAATCTACTGTACTAGACCCGCTTCTTCTAATTCTAAACATTGCAGAGCCTGATTGTGCTGCATTGTCATTATTATCTTTGTGTTTTATAACTTCGTTACCTATAAATGTTACACCTGTGCCTGCGCTTAGAGTAAGATCATTGCTGCCTGTAGCATCATTAACAAAGAATATGTCAAATGAGTCATTATCCGCTGTTAAACTTAAATCTGTTATAAGATCAGCTGCGCTTGGAGTTGCTTTAGTTCTATCAGTTGTAGGTGTAATTTTTATAATACCTGGAGTTACTTTACCAGATACAAATGCAGCAGCATCGTCTGCTATTGTTACGACTGCTCCTTGCTTATTACGAAATCCTCCTCTAGCGTATATAGGCTTGTTTGGTACAAATAAAGAATCATGTATTGTTGTAGTTCTATTATCACCGCCTGATACAGTAAGTCCTACAGAACCTGTTCCTGAAGTATTATACGTCTTTAATAGTACATCTCCTGGTGTACCACTAGCTGCATCTCCACCCTCAAGTACAACATCTCCTCCAGCGCCTGAACCTGCACCCGCTCCCGCGCGCATAGCTGCTGAAGCTCCTGCTCCGTTTCCTTCCCCACTACCTGCAAAAAGCTCTAATCTAGAACCAGAGCTTCCACTTGTACCATCTATAGCTCTGATGTAGTAAGTATTTTGAGGAGATCCTTGATTACCAAGTCTAATACCTTCAGCATTGTTACCTTGTAAATTTAATTGTGCTGCAGCATTACCTGTTGTAAGTGTAGATCCTGTATCGTTTATTATTACTTTACCGTTAGTGTGTACATATATACCTCTATCAGATCCGTCATCACTAATGTAGTTAGTAGCTAAATCAATATTATAAGTTGCTGTATCTAAATTAGCTGCCAGCGTTTGAAGACTAGCTGCAATAGAAATAGATCCTGCACCATTAGTTATAGTTACATTATCTCCAGCTGTAAGAGTTGATACTGATGGATACCCATTAGTTGTGTTACCAATAAGTAATTGTCCATTTGTAGACATAGCAGCAGTAGCAGATATTGAGTCATCTACGCTTGCATACAATAAAGCACCTTTACTAATACTAGATAATCCTGTACCACCGTTAGCTACTGCTATAGTTCCTGTAACTGCTCCTGTAAAGTCCATTGAAGTTAAGAAACCTGCAGAACTGTTGTCGCAAAGACTTAAATCAATTCCTGCTTCTAATACAGTTAATTCTATGTTTCCTGAACTAGTACCTACTGTTAACAAACCTGCATCTCCAGACTTAATACCTTTAAATACAATTTGATTCTTATTTGTTAATGTTGAACTAGTGTATATTGTTTCTGAGCTACTACCTGAAGTAGACACTGCTGGAAACAATGATGCTAGTTGAAACTTTCTAGCAGCCTTAGTAGATGAATTTGCTACTAGTAAAAAATCTGTAGATGCTACACTTGTTTTTGCTAAACTGCTGAGTGATGTTATTTCTGCCATTTTATATTTTATTTATTGTGGAGGTTCATATGAAACTCCGTCATTAGTAACTGATGATCCTCCTACACTAAATCCGCTTGTAACTTCTACACTCACTTGTGAGGAATCAGTTTCTGTTTCTTGAGTATACGGAGGTATTCCGCAGTCTCTACAGTAGCTTTTAGCAAAGCTAACAAATTTTTCTAAATAATCCGAATTATCTGTAGGAGCTTTTATAGTAACGCATTTCTTCCAACCGCTGTTTGAGTCTGAAGAAAAAGGATCTATGGTTAGACCGCTAGTAGATACTGCTATGTATATAACTCCGCCTAATCCTCCATTTGCTCTTTTTACAATTGTTCCTAGCCCAAAACCTACTGCGTCTGTAGGATTCCAGTATATAGATCCTGAGTCTTCCCATCTTGCTGCACAGTCATTTGTAGCTGCGCCTATCTGTATAGTACTTTCATCTGAACAGTTGTATATACAAGGTAATCCTTTTCTATTTAAGATTTCTTGTATAATAATCATTTTCCAAGCTTCCATTGTTGAGCAATCGTCTCCTAAGCCTGTTAAAAGTTTTGTGTAAAATCTATTACCAGAAGTAGTTATACACTGATCGTTGTATTGTAAAAGACTGTCCATGTTTTGAGGAGTACATCCTGGTATAATACTATCTGTACCATCGTCAACATCTCCGCCTCCTCCACCGTCACCGTCACCGTCACAGCCGCCATAACAACATGGTCCTGTACATCCTACTATATCATAATCACATGAACCATCATCTAGAGTTGCATTAGAGTCAAAATTATTTGCTAATGGGTCTGTACAACCACTTTGAGGATCAGGTATACAGCATGCTGAGTCATAAGTACCATCATCGCATAAACATTCTCCTTCACATGGATCACAAGGATAGTTACATGTGCCATCGTCTACTGTTGCTAAAGAATTATAATTTTCTGCTTCTGGATCAGTACACCCATATATTACTTCTTCTCCTCCGCCTCCATCATCACAACTATCTATTTCTACACAAACAGAATTATTATACCCTTCACAGTATTGAGTCTGATTCGCTGGAACCCCGTTTGATCTTGGGTCTGACCAGAATTGAAGAGCATATGTCCAACATCCTTGAGGAACATTATTAAAAGTAAAAGATCCTCCTGAATACTCAGTTAAAGAAAGGTAGTCTCCTGCTCCTGCAACTGGGACTGCATCGCTATAAGATACAGATCCGCCTTCATAGTAGCTAACAAAATTAGTACCACCATTAAAACCGTTCTGGTACAATCTAACAACAAATACTACTCCATTAGGATTAGCAATATCAAGACTACTACTATNAGGAATATTAACTGTTACTGTTCCATTAGAATCAGNATCGCATAATCCTGTAGTTTCATTATATATACTAGTAGCATTTGTGCTAATAGCTGTCATACCACCACTGTTAGTATTAACCCAATTGCTTAACTCTAAACAATCGTCCGGTTCTTCAACCTCAGCACATTTTGCTTCACACATTTGTTGTGTTGCCCATCCATCTTGAGTACCCTCTATAAACTCGCACTCTCCTGATGCTGCATTTGAGCAAAACCAAGAACCTACTGGAGGCGGTTGAGATATACAACTCCCGTCATCAATTGTAGCAAGAGGGTTAAAGTTAGGAGAGTTAGGATTAGTACATCCAGGTATATCTGGATCATCTGGTTCATATTGACAAAGAGTGTTATCAGTTATAACTCCTTCAGTTCCTGCTGGGCAGCAGTAATTAGTTGCTGTTGGATCAGTACATTCTCTTGTTGTAATTATATTTGTGCAGCAGGCTTCAGCTTGAAATTCTCCTTCAAATAACTTTTCAGGACTATTATAAGTATATTCATATACACCAAAGGTTCCATAATTATATGTATAACTGTAACTAACAGGATATACTGTAGATGGGCAATCTCTGCTAGTTTCGGAAATAAAATCTAAATTATTATAGATAAGATCCTGTAAATTTCTTGAAAATAATACAGAAGATCCATCAGAATATGTTACTGTAAAATCAACTACAAAAAATTCGAGGCCTTGAGTTCCAAATGGAGCATCTTCTAAGTTATTACTATAAACTCCATAGTTGGGACCACCTTCATAGTTAAATGAACCGTATGTTCCATTCCCATCAGATGCACCAATAAGCTGAGTACCACCTCCGTTTTCTGGATATCCACCGGCAGAAGAATATAAAGCTGGCTGGTACACTAGAAGATTGGCATTCTCTTGATATGCAGGATTAGTAAGAGTAAAAAAGTTATTAAAATTAGATTCATTTTGAGTTGAATCAAAACAAAATACTTCACTAGTTATCCAAATCTGTTCACCTCCAGCAGAAGTTCCAGCCCCCGGCCCTTGAGTAAGTACAGATCCGTTTGCAACCCATTCTAAAAATGCTTCATTGTCCCAGCCTCCATACCAAACTCCATTCCTATCTGACGGACCATCATTTGTATCATTAATATTTTCCTGATTATCAAAGTGACATGCGCGTTCTAAAGTAAAATCTAAAACTCCGCAACCATCGTTAGCGGGAGGATAATTACAAGAACCATCATCTTGCGCGGCATCAGAATTGTAATTAAGTGCGTTAGGATCTGTGCACCCTTTTTGATGAACTCTAAAGTTTGGAATGCTAGTAATCCTATAACACTGTTCTATTTCATCATCTCCATCTAAAGTACCATCATTATTATATTGTGTAACTGCAAAATAGAATCCAGCCGCTAAACCTACAAAATTATGCGCTTGATTTCCATTACCAGTTTGTGTAGCTATAAGGGTAGCATTGCTAGTTAAAACAGTTAGAGTACTATTACCTGCATTTTGTGCAGCTTGAGATAGTGCTAAATAATCTGCAAGGTCAATATTAAGTTTATATAACTTATGTGTAAACGGTAAAGCTTCACTACTATTTAAGTAATCAGGAAGATGAAAAGTAACTTGCCCTTCTTCTAAATTCCATATAGGATCAGGCTCTGCCCCCCATAAATTGATGTTTGCGTCTACACCGCTAAACTGAACAGTCCCGTCATTATTACTAACTCCTTCTGGGGTACTGGTAGCAGGAGAGGTCCCTACATTTGATAAAACATTTGGAAATTCAGAAGTGTAACCATTTTCTCCTCCTGCTACAAAATTACCTGTAACTGCATCGCAAAAGACACAAAGTACATCCTGTCCTGTAGCTGCAGCATCATAATTTATTGCAGTAGCATCACTACACCCAAAAATAGTATCTGGAGTAGTATCGCCTTTCTCAGGGACAACAAAGCTATACCTCGAGGCGCATGATGTTTCACTAACATTTATATCATATGAACCAGGATAAAGATTAGTGTAAGTAACACTATATTGAAGAGGCTCATCGACTAGACTTACAACTACAGGAGTATAAGTTAAAGCAGGGTTCTCTGGAACTCCACTTAAAATAAAAGATACAGTTCCTGTAGGGGACTCACTTAAACTTGTAATATTAACTGTTACTGATCCATTTCCAGTATCTTCAGCTGCATCCCCAATATCAGTAAAAGTAAAATTAAAATCAGTGTTGCATGTTTGACAACATCCTCCATCTACATAATTATTAGCCTGAATGTTTATTAGTTGAGAACTAAGCTGATTACCATTACAATCATTACCAAAAGCATCCCCGTTAGGCACACAAGGTAATGAGTTATCTTCACAACCTAGTAACCAATAGTTACTGCTATCAGGAACTATACATACTTCTAAAGGAGCTAATCCTCCTGGACCTTCTATATCGGGTAAACTAAATGCAACTACCTCACCAAATACTACAGGTCCTTCTATAGCTGCTGTATTAACATTTGTAACAGACGAAGAAATAATACTTAAAGACTCATTACTAGTTCCTCCTGGAAATTTACCTACAGATTGTGAAGTAGTTCCTGAAGGCCTATATTGTAAATTATTTAAGAATTGATTTTGTAAATCATTTGATGCTACGTATGCAAATGTACCATCAGAGGTATAGTAAAAATCTGTTTTACTACTTGTATCTAATTTCTCAGAACTAGAAGCTGGATATACTACGGTCTGTTTTTGTCCTTTACCTTCTGGGTACTGTAGACTATCATTAAAACTAAAAGTTTGACTATTTATATCTCTAGCCTCACTAAAACTAGAAGTTAAAGAATCAAAAGGAACTGCAAGTTTTTGTTTGTTTGATGGAACTGATAATGTTCTCTCTTCAGATTTTCCAGACTTAAATTTTACTTTGTATCGTAAAGTTAAAGGGTTAGAAACTAATCTTGATATAAGTTGAGTGTGTCCAGAACTAAGCCTAATTAAATTATACTTTGTATCTTCCCCAGCTATTGATAATTGTACAACAGGGTCTGTTAAACTTCCTGTTGCTATAACATATAGTGCGCCTGTAGAATCTCTAAGACACTTTATACTTAAATACGATAGTCCTTTTGTCATTAGCAGTTACATCCACAGTGGCCGCTACACATTTCAGCAGCCTTGTTATACTTCTTTTCCGCATTAGCTATTATCGCGTTTCTTTCAAGCAATGTTCCTGATGCGGTAGCTAACTCAGCTTCTGCTGTTTTTAATAATAAAAATATTTTTTGTGCTGATACTAAATCGTCAGAGCATTTCATGCACTCACAATTACAATCAAGCAAGTCTTCCATTTTCTTGGCTAAACAACATAAAATGTCACAGCTTACTAAAACTGCGCTAGCAGCTACTTCTACTCCTGCTTCTAAATGGGTTACAGTCATTATTCCTCCATACCCAGTTGATGAATTTGCTAACTGAGTTGCTAAATTTATAACTCTAGTATTAACTCCTCCACCTGGGAAGTTATACTCAAAACTGTTATCTCCTAATGTAACTCGTATTGAGTGTTGAGGATTTGCAACGGCTCCTGATACTGTTATTACTGCTTTTTTACAATCAGCAGTTAAAGATACGTTTAATGAATTAGGAATATTTCCTGGTAATTTAGATGCCATGTTGTTTATATTTTATAAAAAAAGACCTACAGGGGAAACTAGTCCCCTGTGAGTCTTATGTATTAAGCAGATTAGTCTGCTAAAATGTACTCTACATAAATGTCTACTTCACCTGCAGTTAATGCAGCTGCAGCAACAGTAAATGTAACTTCACCCGATGCTGTTGTTAAAGCAGCAGATGTTCTAGCTAAATGATAGTCAATACCAGTGTAAGCTGCGTCATCCATTGCTGTAGCAGCTTTGATAGTTACACCACCTACAGCTAAAGCTACAGTTGCAGAACCGTCACTGTCCATAGCGGTCTTTACGTCTGTCCATGCTCCGATAATCATTGCATTAACAGGTAACTTAAAGTTGTTAGCTGGAGTAATTGCGCTTATAGCGCCACCATCAATAGCGAAATTGTATTTAGCTCGTCCTAAATATACTTGAGAAATTGCCATGTTTTAATGTTTTAAAAGGTTAATAAATTATAATATTACTGGAGCAAATCCAACAGAAGCTATATAACCATTTAACTGATTCTCAAATAGTAAACCGTCTGCATCACCTGCAGGACTAGCAATATAGATTTCAATTAAGTTATCTACGCCGTGAACCTGAGAGTGAGATGATCCATCTTTTGTAGCTACAATGTGATATACGTCGTAAGTAGAACCAGCTACAGCGCTAGCTGCAGGAGTGTTAGGTAATTCTACTCTGTTGTAGAAACCGTAGTTTACACCTCTGTTCGCTTCTTCCATAGCTTTGATTGCGTAGTACTCACCTGAGCCTACTGCGTAAGATCCAACTACTGCTGCAGAAATAGTTCTTGCTGCATCTGTACCGTTAACATCTTCAAAAACTACTTCAAAGTTTGTAGGGTTGCCTTGATTAACTAAACCATCGTTCATAGTTGCTCCCATGATAAATCCAGAGAAATCAAACGTTGCGTCTGAAGCACCAGTGTTATCACAGTTAACAAAATCTGCTTGGTCTACAGCTATTAAAGCTTTTAAACCATCAGCAATGTTAGTTGCAGTTTCACCTATAACATATGAATAAGTCCATGACTTAAACTGAAAAGGCTCTTCTCCGTTTGTAATGTTTACTACTTTAATAGTTGCCTCACCTGCTGCAGTAGCAGTAAGTGCAGAAATAGTGTATGTTTCGTCTTTAGCAGTTGAAGCTGCGTAAGAACGTCCTCCTGCTACAACAATATCTTTACCGTAAATCCAAGGAGATACAATATTTACATCAATGTTTGAAGGACCACCTTGTACAAATCTAATCTGATCAGAGTCTGCGATAGTATCACCAGCAACTAATGAAGTAGGTCCATTAGAAGATAGTTTTTGAATATCAATAGATCCGTCAGCTAAGAGACCGTTAGCATATGCTGCTGTTGTACCGTCTCCAATTAACAAATGTCTTGCCATTTTTTTAAAATTTATGCGGCTATGCCGCTATTAATAATTATTCATTCTTTGTTACCTCCATGATCGAAGATTTGTATCTAGGATCACTTATGGCTTCTAATATACTGCTCACTGTCATAGCTACAATTTCTTCATGTGTATGCTCTGGTAACTCACAGTCAATCCCCAAAGATAAGGATATTTCGCCTGGCTTTCTGATGTACGTTATTTTTACAGTGTCTATTATAAATATATCACTAGTGTATATATCTATAGAGTTACCTCTCATCGTTGTGAGCGGAGAAGTGTATTTTGTAGTATTAAACGGATCACTTAAAAGCGTAAATATGTCGTCTTGTTGTGAGAATCTATTTCCTTCAGTTATGTTAGCTGAAAAAGAAACTGGTTCTCTTCGTTCTGCGTAAGTAGTATCCATAAACTCTAATCCCTGTGGCGCTGGAGCTGTTTCATCTACAGTTGGTACTCCAACAGCAAATGTTCTTTCTCCTAATGAGCCGTCATAGCTTATCCAAGGATATGATTCAATATCTACTACTACTATAAAACTTCCTGGGTAATTTAGAGTTTCGTACTCTTCCCAGTAAATGTCAAATCCTATTCCTGGATTATCTACAATATCTTGTTTAACTGCTTCTATATTTGAAGGATAACTTTCTGGTGTCCATCCTCCTGCTATTAATGAAGCTGAAGGATTCCATATTGATGCTGATGTAGGATCAACTCCTGTAACATCTGCTACCATTTCAATACCATTTACAAATGCAGAAGAATTATTGGTTGCATTATTTGTAACAAAGTTATTTAAGCTTAGTACAAAATAGTATTGAGCTGGAGGATTGACCAGTGAGTAGGTTATAGGCCTACAATTATTTATCCACAGTCTTGATTGTTGATTTACCAAATACATATAATCTCCTGGTAATTGGAAAGTGTCAACAAATATTTTTGTTTTTAATTGCTCCTTAAATGATACTGGAGCTTCATACTCACGTACAAGTGTACGCAAGTCATCTATTCTTTTTTGTGATTCTTCAAAACCTTTTCTGTAGATGTTATTTCTACCATACTTAGTATTGATGAATCTAAACATGTTTTTGTTTAATTCAATATCTATCTCTTCGGATAGCAAACTGTCAGCTTGGAGTGAATTAATCTTATCCACTCCTTGCTGTACAGCTATATGCATTTCAGTTACATTCATTAAGATGCTAGTTGTTTAAGTTTTGCTCTTAAAATTGTTAATTTACCTGAGTTCTTTTTGTCATTCAAGTGTATAACTGTGTCATCCATAGTTTCTCCTAGTACTTCGTCGATAAAGATAACTTGGTTACCTATCTTTCTTAGAACGCCTGCAGTAACCATTGTTTCAATTTCTGCTTTTAATTCTAAGTGCTTATCTTCACATACTTTGATAAACTTCTTAGGTGATTTTTCCTTCATATCATAAAGCATGTTTTCAACTTGCTCTCTTGTCAACGTATCAGGATTCATACTACCTAATAGTCTGAACACTCTTCTCATCTGCTTCTCATCATTAGATACTTTGATAAATGCTTTATCTGCATCTTTTTTGATTTGAATATCATTGTTACGCATCATATCCTTTTTAGCAATGTCGTGAATATAGAAACGTTTTTGAGAGTCCCCAATCATTTCTTCTTCTGATAATGCTACATGTGGATGTTTCAATGCAAAATGGTATTTAAGATAATCAGTAATATCAATAGGATGTCCATCTTCTGTCTTTCCTACTTCTAGTTCTACACCTTCAAAGCCTACTGCGACAGTAAATTCTGCCCAGAATTTTTTAGTGTGTTTTGGCCACTCCATGTGAGCGGGATCTACGTCTAACATTCCATCTAAATAAGTCTTCTCATCTGCTGGATTAAAAGGCTTAAGTGGTTGTCTGTTGACATATACGCTACTTAGTTTCCTAACAGCGCTTGCGTTAATTTCTTTAGGTAAGTGATTGTTAATCGGCTTAGCCCTTAAATAAACTTTTTTACTCATAATGTAGTACTTTTAAAGTGTTAATTAGTGGATGTAAAGTATAACTCTCCAATATTTTTAAAGTAAGGATGTGGGGGTTTTACCCCCCACGACCTTAACCAAAAACCAATATATAGACTTGCGAATGCACGCCAAATTTAAGAAGCTACACACTGAATGTCCAACGAAGTATCAAATCTACGTAAGCAGATACCCGCTGTCTTCAACATGTGTACGCTCGCACCGTCAACGTCTGATGCTCTTGCATCTGAGCCAGAGAAACCTCTAGGAACTACAGAGCCAGCAACACACCAGCGCATCATCTCACGACCTTTCTTAGAGATCATTGTAAGATTAGCTTGTCCGTCATAGTTAGACTGGTCAACAAATACCATACGGTAAGACTCTAAAGAGTAACCAGTAACAGGGTGCTTTCCACGAGCTTGTGCAACTGGACCGTGATCAAATAATGGTAATTTTACCACATTGATTACATGACCATCTACGTGCTCATATGTAGTGAAGTAACCAGTCAATCCTAAGTTACGTCCGCTACCTGTGATGAATCTGTTTTCACCACCTACTTTGAAGGAGTTACCTGCAAAGTGTGATTTAAGAGCTTCATCAAACTCTCTTGCGCCACCAGTACCAGTATACAAAGTAATTTGCTTCTGGTTAGCGTCTGTCATTTGGTAGAATAAATCACCAATGATGTTTTTCAACTTAGACTCAGTCATAGTTGAGTAAGTATCAGTGTTTACGATTTGCTCGAATAAACCAGGACCTACAATAACAGGCTGTCCATTCTCATCTTTCATAAACGTGTTACCGTTTGCATCATAAGTTTTTTGTCCGTACCAGTAGTACATTTCACACTCTTCTTTGAAGTCAAGCATGTGTTGGTACTCTTCGTAATCCATCCAAAGTTTTGTAGAACCTCCACCTTTAGTTGGTAAAGAGAATTCTGCAACGAAATCTTTTGCATGTCCTGACATGTGGTAAGATTTACGTACTGTTGTGATTTTGTTACGAACTTTTCCTGGAGCTTGCCAGTTAGAAGCGTTACCTCTTGAGAAGTCAACACCTACTGGTGCATACAACTGAGCCCAAAGATCACCTGCAGTATAACCTGAAGTTAATACTGTAGCTGCTGCTGGGTTTACTAATTGTAATGTATACTCCCAACCAGAACCACCTACATAAGGCTTAGGCTCTTGCATGATACGCGCTAGTTCACCTTTTGAGTTTACTAATACGTAAGGAAATATAAATCGTTTATCAGGGAATACTAACGTGAAAGTTGATCCTCCCTGTCCTAAACTTGCTCCTGCATTTGTCACAGCCACTGGACGTGTTCTCAATTTGTGGGTAGCCACACGATATTCATACTCTAATCTGTCGATTGATTGAACGTTACCAGCTCCTTCTGTTAAGAAAGATAGTGGGAAACGTTTATCATCTTTACCAGACAAATGTGTGATAATCGGAGAAAGTTCAGTTGGCTTAGACAACAATGCATTTGCCAGACTGTTCATGTCTGTCATCTGCGAATCATTATAAAACGTCTTTTGAACGCTAATGTTCGTTCCATTCAATTGTGGCATAATTATCTAATTTTTATAAAGTTAAGTTGCATTTTAAAATTGCCATTTTTAATTAAAAATTAAGATCTAAATCATCTAAGTCTACTTGCTTACTCTTACGTCTTTGACGCCCTTGTGCGCTTTTAACTCTTTCTTCATTTCTAGAAATTCTCTCTTTCAATGATTTTGCATTTGATGTTCTAGCTTTCTTTTCTACAAGTTTTTGTAAATCAAAACCTTTGTACATCAAATAATCAATTGCAAGTTTAGTCTCTATCTCTGATTCAGCATGATCTAAATCTCGCTGTGTGCGACCATCTTTAGTCACAGGTGTCGAGATGTAGTCAAAAAACTTTGACTTCTCTCTATTTGGAACTGTGATACCTGCGAACTCATTGTTATTTTCAATAGTCTCATACACACCATTCCAAAACTCTTGCTGCTGAGCTTCTCGTTGTTCTTTCTCTTGTTTTTGAGATTCAACTAGTTGTTGTCTAGAAGTTTCTTGCATCTTACCTAATGCTCTTCTAGCGGCCTCAGCTTTCTGGTATAACTTACCAGTGTCTTCATAATCTGTCAATAACTCATCAATAAAATCTTTGTCGTGGCCTTTTGTTGCAAAGTAATCTGCTAAAATGCCTTTTTGACTTCTTGAATCGTCTTCTACCAGTTCTAACTGGTTGTAATCTAATTTAGGATCGTAAGCTTGCATAAAGTTTTTAGAATCTCCTCCGTTTAGAACGTACTCTAAATGATTTTTTACAAGCGGAAAGTTTTCAAACAATTGATCTAGTTGATCTTCTGCCATTTGCTTTCCTACGTCTTGAGTCATTGCTAGTAAACCTTCAGGAGTATCATCATACTCTTCTTCAGTTTCATATCCCAATTTGTCTAAGATCTCTGCGACTACTGTAGATTCTACAGGATCTCTTTCGTCGTCCTCTTCATCTTCTTCGTAATCATCCTCTTCATCCTCTTCAGAGCTTTCCTCTTCTTCTTCTTCCTCTTCAGATTCTGTTAATCCTTCTGCATCCGCATCTAACTCTTCGTCAGTTGCTTCTGGTGCGTCTATTGCTAAGTCTTCTGCAACCTCTGTGCTTTCTGACCCGCCGCTAATAACATCATCAAATGAGATGTCATCTAGTCCGATGTTTTCTTCTTCTGGGTTCATAATCTATATAATTAGTTTTTACAAAAATAGTTAAATATGTAGGTCTTGGTACACATACATATGTTTTTGGATATGTCTTTATTATATATCACTTATCCTTATTTTTTTCTCTGTCTATGCTTCTTTTTTCTGCGTCATCTGCCACTCTAGCCTCTAATTCACGCTCTCTAACACTAAGTTCTTTCTGCCTCATCTCAAAATCTTGCATCATCTTCTGCATATTAAATGCGTCTGTTTCAGGATTCTTTCTAGACTCTGCTCCAATCAAAGCAATCTCAATATCTTTTTGTCTATCTTTTTCATTCTCAATCAGCTCTTGTTCTGCTTTTGCCTGCTCCATTTGCATTTGTTGTTGAGCTTGTTGCTGTTCAGCTTGCTGTTGAGCCTGTTCTAATTCTTCTTGTGCTTTTTCTGCAGCTTTTAATTTACCTTTTATCTGAGTAAAGCTTTCTGATTCTAACACTTCTGCAATTGTAGATCCTTTAGAACCATTCTGCATCATAGCTTGTGCAAGTTGTTTCATTTGATCTAACCTTTCAATGTCTTTACCAGCATCAGATACAAAAATACCATAGTTAGATTCCATATGCTGTAGTGTATCAATATCTAAAAAGTCTGTAGTACCGTCAGGCATAACAAACATTCCTTGTTTACCTGTAAGCCATGCTTCTTTAGAATAATCAACAAGTGCTTGTAAATCTCTTTGCTCTAGCCTTCCAAACTTACGGAATAAATCCTCTGTAATGTGTGATGATTGTAATATAGCTTGTTGTGAGCTT